AGTGTGATCGTGAATGTGCTCGAATTGTAAGCGACCGATGCCGGAACCAAAGCGCCGGTTGCATCGTTTACAAGATAGAAATTATTTCCGATTGCTGTTGACGGGTCAAGAGCCTTAGACATAACCCACACCACTGTGGTAGATTTGGATATCGCCGTAGCTCCGGCTGCAGGTGTGATTGTCGAAACTGTCGGAGCCACAAGATCGGATGTAACATTGACATTTGTAAACCAGCTTGTCCCGATTGACGAAACATAGGTTAAGCTGCCCTCATCAGCGTCTCTCTTGGATGCTCCATCTGAAAGCCTCGGCATGATTTTGCCATCCAGCGTTGGGAAACTCGGCTTTGGCTTGTCTGAGAGTGTCTCCCCATCGTCCACGGGTTCGATAAAAATACACTTATAGAGCCATTTATAGACATATTTACCGTCTGTTTTTCTCCTTTTGTAGCCAATTGCCACATACGGAGGAATATCGAATTTGTTGGATATCATTATCCCACTTGTAACCGTGTGCCCCAGAAGAGCCGCCCTGACCTCCAGAGACAAATATTTCAAGTCAAGCCCGATATCGCCTTCACCGTTTGCAATAGCCTCTTCGGATAACCCATCGTCAGAGTATATTGCAAGCAGGCTCTGCTTCATGTCAGTTTTAACTTTCATAAAATCCGCTATCGATACCGGTGTGCCATATGTCGTTGATCCTCCCGGTGTGTCACTGTTCATTATTGCGTAATAAAGGCTATTTAAACCGAGTATTGCACCCATTTAATCCTCCGTATCCACACATCTCACGAATGTAATGTGTTTTTCAATTATTTTGGTTTTGTCGTTATCTGTAACGATTTTTGCGCTTGTTCCATGTCTGAACCACAGTGAGAGCATCACAACTTCGACCTCATCGGCGATATCCTCAACGTCATCTCCTTGGTTAATGATGTCGATTTGAAAATGATGGTTTGCAATAACCTCATTGTCGTCTGCGTACGAGTCTTCACTTTCAAGATATTTGCTGAATATGACGCGGGGAAACACATTTGCCTGATCTGTGATAAGATTAAAGATTTTCTTGTTGTTTGCTGTTTCGCTCAGTAAAAATACAAGGACGGGATCAGAGCATAATCCGGCATAAACAAGCGCCTCCGTATCAATCATAACCCCAACGCCTCCTTGATAACTATCGCCATGGCGTCTTTGACGTTTGTGGCCTCTTCGATGATTGTTTTTCCGAACATATGCAGTGCCGGAATGATTTTACCCAGAGCGTTAGGATTTTTAGTGCCGAATTCATAAAATTTTAAATAAAAGAATTTGCTGTTATCTCCCGGATCGGGGCCGACTGCCACATAAGGTATTCCTGAGCTTTTCTTAACGACACTCACAACAATGTGATCCGCTGCGTGCTCTTTGTTTTCTTCGGATCGGGGTAACTTCGGTTTGACTCGTTCCGCAATTATTGCCCCGCCCACTTTTAATGCTGACGAAATAATTGAAGCTTTTTGAGAGGCCGAAATCATATAGTCCAGTTTGTCCTTCAGCTCATCCATTCCGGTAAATGTAATTCCTGTTTCCATTTCGTCACCCGTTCCCGATTGCTGACGTGCAATAATACTGGATTTCAGCATGAAGCCCGTCAACGTCGTTCGTTTGAACAATTGAGAAATCACCGAAAGTACTCGAAATGACCATACTCGAATCCGCAAAGTCGGGACGCCATCGGCACCTGAATATCGCCTGTGATTTTGTGTTGATAGCAGCATCTTGAAAATAACTTGTTCCTGACTGCGGAATATACTGTGCCATTGTTGTATAAACAGGTTGCCAGTCATCCATTAAAATCCCGTGATCATTCGGCACGGCCTGATTTTGTTTGATTGTTATCTGATGTCTCAGATCACCCGCTCTAAGAGCTCCAAAGTTGCTTGGCATATCATCCCTCCTAAAGCGTTATGATACGGTCGAGATAGAGTAATGCGGTCACGGCAAAACTGATTTCATCCGGTACCACTCCGCGCAGGTCGTTGATAACCATACGATTTGCATACCAGTGAGATACGAGCATCATCATGGCCTGGATGATTTTCTGTGGGATTTTATCCGCTGAGTCACCATATCCGCAGATATACCTGATAACAATCGGGTCAATCGGCAGCAGAGGCGTGGACGGCCAGATCACACCATAGGGCGGTATCAGTCGGCCAAGAATCCCCCTGGTTGAGATAAGATAATTTGTTGGGGATGCCAGAGTCGAAACCGTTCCCGAATAGTCGGTATAGCTGAAGCTGACTATCGATTGGAGATTACCTTTTGGTATCTCGATGATAGGACGCTGCTGATTATCATTGAGTCTGTCGTTCTCCCCGCGCGGAAATTTTGATAGTGCAAGCTCCCATGTCTGAGTGATATATGCGCGGTGCTGAAAATCCTCACAATATTGACGGGCAACGGTTATTAATGCCGTGATGTACGCATCGTCGCCCGTCATATCCGTGTCAATCCTCAGATATTGCTTTATATCTGCCAGAGCAAGTGGCTCGGCAGCAGGCGGGGTTATAAGGGTAAGATTGTAATCATACATGGGTTAATCACCCCTCTTATGCCCACTGGAGGGTAATAGCGAGAGTTGCACCGGCTAGTGAAGTTGCCGCGCCTGATTGCAGTTTGAGGCAAAGTACATCCCCAATTGCCATCGTGGCTGCCGAATCCCCTGTACTCACAATTGTCAGCGGGGTGTTGTTTGTCATCCCGTTAATGTCAAGGCCGGAAGAATTAAGGCATACCGCTCCGGACCCGGGTGCTGTACCTGGTACCAGTTTTTCAACCGTCAAAACTCCCGCCTGCCCTGCTTTCGTTACTGCACAAAAATCTGCTTTAATAACCTTGCAAACTGCAGGGGCGATAAAAAACGGTTTTGCAACATCGGCAGCGGCAAAGGTCGGGAACTGTATGACTGCCTTTTCACCTTTGATATATGCTCCCGCTGAAAGGCCGATTGTATCGATCTGTTTGTTTGCGTCAAGAACCGCCGCGGAATTTGCCTTTGCTGTTCCGGCCGTCACGCCGTGCAGCACGTTTAATTCTGCCGGTGTTGACGAAATTGGTGCGCCGGGGTTGAACCCGAAAAGCGTATTTCCAGTCCCGATATCATAAATTTCAAGACCGCCGGATGTATTCCAGCGGGCTCCTACTAAAGTCATGGGCATTTTAAAGGCCTCCCTTGTGAAAAATTAAGGGGCGTTTTACCGCCCCTGATTGATCAGACTGTTTGGAATTTGAATAACTGATCAGAATTGACCAGTTATTCATAATTAATTATTTGTGCAAAACCGATTAAACGATTGCGGTGTCCATGATCTCCTGCTCAAATCTCGCCTCTGTGAGAATGGCAAGGATTCCGCCGCATATTGCGTTGGCGGTTTGCTCAACCGATTTGAGGCGAATATACTTGTAACCAGAGTTTGCGAGCTGATCAGCGTCAACTTCAATTTTGTACATTTTGTTCGCCGCTGCTGAAGTTGTAAATCCTGCCACAGGTGCTTTTGTCATTGCTCCAAAAGTATCACCTGAGATGCACTCCTGATAATTAAAAACGATCTGTGTCGCATTGCTGCCACTTGTATCAGAGCATACCTCAGCAGTCACTGTGGCCGTACCTGTAGCGCCTGCACCGCATTGAATGATAAAAGATACATGTTCATACCCAAACATGTTTATAGGGGTTGTGGTCACTGTTCCCGCGAATGCGTTCGCAACTGGGACAAGTGCATTTACGACATGATAAAGTTCTTGCATTGTATTTACTCCCTTCGATAATCCAGGGGGGTTTAACCCCCTGATAAATTAAATTATGATCTGGCCGCCAGTGATACGAAGCTCGAACGGGTGTTTGAGCTATTTTTGATCGTCAGTGCTTTATTTTTCTTCGGCTGTCCGTTTGCGCGGAAGATGAACCGGAAGCAGTTTTCAGCGGTTAGGAATTGAACATGAATGGAACTATCCGCCTGTACGCCGCCTTTGGTGATCAGCATATACTGAGACAGATCAACATAGTTGATATCTCCGACTGTGCCAATCGCGGAGCACTGATCGCTCTGAACGATGGAATGGCCCTTCATGGTCGAAACTGCGCCGGGCAGAGAAGCAGGAAGATAAACCGGAACACCGCCTGTACCGACCGGGAAGCTGAGGAAGTCGAGAAGACCGGAAACGTCCGGATGAATTAGCCATACATAATTGGGATCGTCCGAATTGAGCGCTCTGTTATACATCTTGACAATGTTATTCCAGTTCACCGCGCCGCCTGCAATTGTCTGGCCGGTTTCAATCGCCACACTGATGAGGGATTTGTTGACGAGGAACCCAAGGGGTTTACCTGCACCGTTTCCGCCCACTACGCAGCTTTCAAGCTCTCTCTGGATTGCAAGGGTAAACGCCTTTGAATAGAGCTGCGATGTGAAATTGCTGTCGTTGTCGAGTTCGTAAGTCGCATAAGCGATTCCCATAAGCTTTTGCAGCTTGATTTCGACTTCTTTGAGTTTTGGTTTGGTTGCTGTAACCGCTGCGGCCTCAGAAGCCCAGTAGACCTGTACACCGCCGTAAACCGTAGTCGCAACGCTGGACTCGTCAATTTCAGTAAACTCAACACGGTTTGAATTTCCCTTGATCTCATACTTGTCAACCTTCGAGAGGATTTGACCGGCGGAGATTGCGGAATCCATCATGTTTGTTGCGAAATCGGTCTGAACAACGTAACCGCCCTCTTCAGGCAGCATTTCATTGGCACCGGATGCGTTGGTAATCTGGTTGTTGAGCCTGGCTAATCTGTCGTCGACATGGCCGTTGACTGCGGCATTTTTAACCGCCCAGAGCTGATCGGCGAAGTTGTCGAAGAGATGCAGCCCGGTTTCTGGCGTTTTGGCCTGAGCGTGGACGATGGGAGCAACCGGGGTACGGTCGATGATCTCATCACCGTTGTCATCAAACTTCTTACCTGAGTCAATGACCTCCTGCGCTTCGATTTTCGCTCTGACAGTTTTGAGCGCTTCAGTTGCGGCTTTGATCTCCTCAATTGTGGAGTCGGTTTTATTTTGAAGTGCCTGCGCATTGGCTTGCTTAGCGGCTAAATCCGCAAGCAGAGATTTCATTGCTTTGCTTTTCATTGGTTTACCTCCGTTAATTAAATTTGAGTATAAAAATAGCCTCAGAGTTCTAACTCCAAAGCTAAGAGCGCGCGGTATTTGGTTGTATCAATTGGCGGCGAATCTGGCGGTTTTTGTAAGGCCAACATCCGCTTGATGGAGTCGTTTGCAGAGTTTAAAATGGCATGCCGGTTAAATGCGAAATTCATCACATCCGTCTGTTTGTCCGAGTAAAGCATTGAGTCCGCAAAACCGCTTTGAACTGCAGTTTTTGCGTCCATATAGGTTTCGTCATCCATCATCTGGCTTATCTTTGCCCGGCTCTTTCCAGTCTTAAGCTGATAGGCGTTCATGATAGAATCCTTCACAGTGTCAAGAATGTCGGCCGTTTTGCGCAGGTCACTGGCATACCCCTGAGCCTCTGTGAGTGGGTTATGAATCATCATGAGTGCCACAGGTGACATCTGTATTGTCCCGCCCGCCATAGCGATGACCGAGGCCGATGACATCGCCTTACCGTCAATCTTAACTGTAACAGCGCCTTTATGTTCCATCAGCGCATTATAAATCCCCGCCGCGGCAAAGATATCTCCACCATAAGAATCAATCCAGACTGTGATCGGTTTGTTTGCGTACTGTGCAAGCTCGGATTTGAATAGGTTCGGTGTAATTGCTTGAATCCCGCACATTTCGCACAGCCAGACGTCATCGTCCGCAATGATATTTCCATCAATCCGAAGTTCAACGGTTTCAGACGTGGTATCTGTGGCTGCGTTTTTTGTAAAGTTCCAGAATTTCATTGAGTGTTCCTCCTTTCAGCCATAAAAATATCCGCCATTAAGCGGATTCCGGTTCCTTCGAAATCAATTCATCCATCTGGTCGTCTGTTAATATCTGCACCGATACATCCGGTCTTATTGCGACCAGAAAAGCACTGATAGCATCATCCGTCCCACCTGTCAAATTGAAGTGCATGATTAATTATTACGGCATGTCAATATTACTGCCTCCGTTATCAATCACATCGCAAACCTGCACTCCAACATAAATATAATCGCCCATATCCACCGGAACTGTCTGCATTACATATTGCGTTTCTTGGTCAAATGCGGGGATTTCAGCATAAATAATTGGCTTGTCTGGCATATTCACTCACCACCTTTTTAGCTTCTTTTAAATTCACTGTGGGTTTTACATATTTATTGTAAAAATTGTAGCTATCACTTCTTTTTATCCATCCCCAATATGAGATAACCGCACAAGCATCTTTGTAATTCAAAAAACTCTTTTTACTAATTTTCCTTATTCTTCGCCTTATTCTCAAACTATTTCTTTTCCTGAGTATTGTTTTATCTTGAAAGAATCTAAAACCCAGAAAATCAATTGCCCTG